CTCAAACGTCTGAAGGCGATTTTGTTAGATGTGTTGTAGTAGATAATACTATACCTTTATTTGATGCTTTAGGAAAACATGCTAGTCATATAATAGATTTTATTAAAGATATGACTAAAATATTCCCAACATTAAAAGATGATTGGGGTATTTATATGCCTGAAGTAAAATATTTATCACCTGAACCATTAGTAAATTATAAAAATTTAAGTCTTACTAGGTTTCCTAATGTCTATTTCGTAGGTGATGCATTATCAGCAAGAGGTATTACAGTATCAGGAGCTCAAGGTACTTATGTAGCTGAAAGTATATTAGAAAATAAAAAATATCCTGAATTCGTAGAAACAGCAAATTTTTAATATTATGAAAGATTTTGGAGACATAGAAGTAGAAGGTTTTAAAAGAACTGGAGGTAAAAAGAAATTTAGAACAAGAAAATTAATTAAAATTGAAGAAGATGGTTCTAAAACAACAGCTTATACTTTAGAAATTAATGGAGAAAATAAACTTCATAATTGGGAAGGTCCAGCATTAATTAATGAAAAACAAAAATTAAAAGAATACTATTTAAATGGTATTATATATGATTATGATATGTGGAATGAAATTAAAAAATCAGGAGAAGGATTACCATGGTATAAACAATCAGGAAATACAATAAAAACAGCAAGATTTTAATATGAAAATAGGTTTATGTGGAACAATGAGTGTAGGTAAAACTACTTTAGTGAATGCATTAAAAAAAGAACCTGAATTTAAAAATTATACTTTTAGAACAGAAAGAAGTAAATATTTAAATTCAATAGGAATACCTTTAAATACAGATAGTACTTTAAAAGGTCAATTAGTTTTTGCAGCTGAAAGATCTGCAGAATTAATGCAAGAAAAAATAATCACAGATAGAACTATTATTGATGTTATGGCTTTTTGTGCTTTATCTAAATCAATGAGTGAAGCTGAAAAACAACACATAAATGGTGTTTTATGGCATCTTATAAAAGAATATGACATTATATTTCATATAGATGATTTATCAGTACCTATTGAAGATAACGGAGTTAGAGAAACAAATAAAGATTATAGATTAGATATTCACCAAAAAATATCATCTATATTAGGAATGCACAGATGGATGCCAGGTAAAGTAGTTACAATATCAGGAACTACAGAAGAAAGAATTAGCAAAATAAAATCTACTCTAGATATGTATAATAAATAATATGTCTCAACAAAATATAAAACAAATAATAAAACAAGAGTACTTAAAATGTGCAAAAGATCCTGTATATTTTATGAAAAAGTACTGTATGATTCAACACCCTACAAGAGGACGTATTCAATTTAATTTATTTACATTTCAAGAAAAAGTTTTAGGTTTATTAAATAAAAATGAAAGAAACATAATACTTAAGTCTAGACAACTAGGTATATCTACTCTTTCAGCAGGTATGTCTTTATGGTATATGTTATTTCAAAAAGATATAAATGTATTAGTAATTGCAACTAAACAAGATACCGCTAAAAACTTAGTAACAAAGGTAAAATTTATGTATGAAAATTTACCTTCTTGGTTAAAATTAGGCTTTGAAGAAAATAATAAATTAGCTCTTCGACTTAAAAATGGTTCTCAAATTAAAGCAGTATCAGCAGCAAGTGATGCTGGTAGATCAGAAGCAATTTCTTTACTAATAATTGATGAAGCTGCTTTTATTGAAGAAAATAGAATAGAAGAAATTTGGGCATCATCACAACAAACATTATCAACAGGAGGTAGAGCAATTGTATTATCTACACCTAATGGAACTGGAAATTTCTTTCATAGAATGTGGGTTAAAGCAGAAACAGGCGAAAATGGATTTTTACCTATTAGATTACCATGGACAGTACATCCTGAAAGAGATAAAAATTGGAGAAAACAACAAGAAGATGAATTAGGTCCTAGAATGGCATCACAAGAATGTGATTGTGATTTTACAACCTCAGGTAATACTGTATTTGCTCCTGAATTATTAAATCATTATGAAGCTACTACTATATGTAATCCTGTAGAAAAAAGAGGAATAGATGGAAGTTTTCATGTTTGGGAATATCCTGATTACAATAGAAGTTACATGGTAGTAGCTGATGTAGCTAGAGGAGATAGTCAAGATTATTCTGCTTTTCATATTATTGATATTAAAGAAGCTAAACAAATAGCAGAATTTAAATCACAAATAGGTACTAAAGAATATGGGCATATGTTAGTAGCTGTAGCTACAGAATATAATAATGCTTTATTAGTAATAGAAAATGCAAATATAGGATGGAATACAATACAAGTAGTAATAGATAAAGGTTATAAAAACTTATATTATTCCCCTAAAGGAGACGCAGCAACAAATGCAGATGCTTTTTTAGCTAAGGGGTATGATATAATAGATACTACTAAAATGGTTCCTGGATTTACAATGTCTTTAAAAACCAGACCTTTAGTAATAGGAAAATTAGATGCTTATTTAAGGGAAAAATCAATTACTCTTCAAGGAAAAAGAACAATGGAAGAAATGCGTACTTTTATATGGAAAAATGGAAGAGCAGAAGCCCAAACAGGATATAATGATGATTTAGTTATGGCTTTAGCTACAGCATGTTATGTTAGAGATACAGCTCTTAAGTTTGCACAACAAGGTTTAGATATAACACAAGCTGCATTAGGTAATTGGAGCAAAAGTACTCATTCTCCTATTTTTACTAGTAAACCTAGCAAAAAAGAAATAGGATGGACACAAGATATGGGAGAACATGGCCAACAAGATTTGACTTGGCTTTTAGATTAATATGTATTAAAAACAAACAATATGGCAGATACTAGTTTATTTTCAAGATTACAAAGACTTTTTTCAAGTGATGTTATTATTCGTAATGTAGGAGGAAAAAGACTTAAAGTAATGGATACGGGTAGAATTCAAAAATATGGAAATCTAGCTACAAATTCACTTTATGATAGATTTACAAGATTACATAAGCCTGTAGGATCTTCTTTACAATATAATCCTACACTTAACTACCAATCAATGCGGTTACAGCTTTATAGTGACTATGAAGCTATGGATCATGACCCTATTATAGCAGCTGCTCTTGATATAATTTCAGATGAAACTACTTCAAGAAATGAATATGGAGATGTTTTACAAATTAATTCTTCAAATGAAAATATTAGAAAAGTATTACATAATTTATTTTATGATGTTTTAAATATAGAATTTAACCTTCCTACTTGGGTTAGAAATATGGCTAAATATGGAGATTTTTATTTAAAAATGGAAGTTTCAGAAAAATTTGGGGTATATAATGTTATACCATTATCAGTATATGAAGTAGTAAGGGAAGAAGGAACTGATCCTGAAAATCCTTCTTATACAAGATTTACACTTGACCCTAATGGTTTAGCTAGTGGTGCTACTAACACAATTAGAAGAGATCAATTTCAATTAGAAAATTATGAAGTAGCTCATTTTAGATTATTAACAGATTCAAATTATCTTCCTTATGGTAGAGCTTTTTTAGAACCTGCTCGTAAAGTATTTAAACAACTTATGTTAATGGAAGATGCTATGTTAATTCATAGAATAATGAGAGCACCAGAAAAAAGGGTATTTTATATAAATATAGGTAATACTGATCCAGATAAAGTAGAACAATTTATGGCAGATACTGCTAATAAAATGAAAAAAACACCTTATATAGATCAAAGTACAGGTGATTATAATCTTAAATTTAATATTCAAAATATGACTGAGGATTTCTTTATTCCTATTAGGGGTAATGATGCTTCAACTAGAATTGATACTACTAAAGGGTTAGATTATGATGGAACTACTGATATAGAATATTTAAAAAATAAAATGATGGCTGCTCTTAAAATACCTAAACCATTTTTAGGATATGAAGAAGGAGTAGAAGGAAAATCAACACTAGCAGGTATGGATATTCGTTTTGCACGAACAGTAGAACGTATACAAAGAATTGTAGAATCTGAATTAACAAAAATAGCTTTAGTACATTTATATTCACAAGGTTTTGACGATGAAGCATTAGTTGATTTTTCTTTAGAATTAACAACACCATCTGTAATTTATGAACAAGAAAAAGTAGAATTATTTACAGCTAAAACAGCAGTAGCTCAAACTATGATAGATAATAAAATTTTTGGTAAAGATTGGGTATATGAACATATATATGGTTTATCTCCTGACGAATATGAAGATCAAAAAGAAGAATTAGTTAAAGATGCTATGGTTAGATTTAGAGTATCTCAAATTGAAAATGAAGGAAACGATCCTGTAGAATCAGGAGTGTCTTATGGTACCCCTCATGATTTAGCTTCATTATATGGTAATAAAAGAGATAAAGCAGTAGGACCTGCCCAAATCCCAACAGGTTATGATGAAAAAGACCCTGGTAGACCTATAGAAAGACCACAAAATTATGGGTCTGATAAAGGAAATTTAAGTAGAGATCCATTAGGTAAAGGAGGATTAGAAGTAGAACCTGTAGAAAAACCTACAAATAATAATAGAGTTTCTACATTCGAAAGAGCTAATATTAAAAAATCTTTACAAAAAATAAAGAAAAAGAAAAAAATATTAAAAGAAGAAACAGAAACAGGACTTTTATCTGAAAAAAATATTAAGTCTCAAAAATAAACATATATTTATATCCAGATAATTCGAATTATATAATGAAAATAAAACACTCTAAGTATAAAAATACTGGGATATTATTTGAACTTCTTACCCGACAAATAACAGCTGATACTTTATCAGGAGATTCAAATAAATCTTTAGAATTCTTAAAAAAACATTTTAATTCTAAAACAGAGTTATTAAAAGAATATAAAATTTACCATACATTAAGTACTAAAAAATATGGTAAAGACAGTCAAGCAACTATATTAATTGAAACTTTAGTAGAAAATCATAAAAATTTAAATAAATCTAAATTAAGAAGAGAAAAATATAATTTAATAAAAGAAATAAAAGAAAATTATGATATAACTGATTTTTTTAATTCTAAAATTAAAAATTATAAAATAATGGCTTCTATATTTAACTTATTAGAAAATCCAAATATTTCTCCCTTATCTACAGTTAATTCAAAGGTAACAATTTTAGAACACATTACAAATAAAACAAAATCTAAACCTAAAAACATTGTTTTAGAACAGTTAAAATCTTCTGATAAATCTACTAGATTACTTACTTATAAAGTAATATTAGAAAAATTTAATAATAAATACAATGATTTAGCAGATAATCAAAAATTATTACTAAAAGAATATGTTAATAGTGTAAGTAATAGCCCTTCTCTTAAAGCTTATATGAACCAAGAAATAAAACATATTAAATTAAATTTAAATAAATATTTAAAAAAAATAGAAGATAAAGCTATTGCTATTAAATTAGTTGAAATAAAAGATTTAATTCAACCACTTTCTAAAAATCTATCAGTACAAGATGAAAATGTTGCTAATTTATTAAATTATTATGAACTTATAAATGAATTAAAAACAATCCATGACTAAAAAATTTAATATACACGATTGGCAAGCAAAACATCTTTTTGAACAAGATGACTTTACTCCAGATTTAGAAGATGATGAATTAAAAAGATCTAAAATTCAACAAATGATGGCTAAAGAAAAAATACCTGCAGGTGGAGATGAAAAATTAAGAAATGCTGTTGAAGCCATAGCAGATATGTATTCATATGGTGAAATATTAGATGCGATAGAATCATTTTACATTAAAAATGACGAACAAAAATCTGCTGAAATAGCAAGAAAACATGCTAAAGAATTTAGAGCTATGTTAGATGATGAAGATGAAGATGAAATGTTTATGGGAGATTGGGGTCCTCATTTAGCTGAAGAAGATTTAGATGAAAATACGACAGGTACAGGTGCTTCATTTAAGGCAGGTGCTAGTATGGGTCATTTTGGTAAATCAAAAAAGAAACGAAAAAAAACACGTTCAGGATATATGGGTTATTCAGAACCTGTAAATGAACAAGAAGAAGAAGAAGAATATTCAAAAGATGTAGAAGCACTTGAAAAAATAATTGATAGCAAAATCAATACAAAAGATGAATGGGTAGATATGTTTCAATTATTAATGGCTCATTCAGAAGAAATTCAAGGTTTAAGTGGTGGTCAAATAAAAAGTTTATTACAACAATCTCTAAAAGATATATAAATTATGTTATTAACAGAATATAGACCCTTTAAAGTAAATAAAAAATTAGTAGAACAGTCTATTAAAGAAAAAAAACCTTTAATAGTATCTGGTATTATTCAAAGAGCAGAAGCTAAAAACCAAAATGGAAGAATTTATCCTAAAGAAGTTTTAATGCGTGAAATAGAAAATTATGTTAATGGTCCTATTAAAGAAAGAAGAGCAACAGGCGAATTAGACCACCCAGAAAGTTCAGTAATTAATTTACAAAATGTATCTCATCACATAACAGAAATAAAAGTAAAAGGCAATGACATATATGGCACATTTGAAATTTTATCAACTCCTGCAGGAAATATCCTTAAAGAACTATTCAGAAATGGAATTACTGTTGGTGTATCTTCTCGTGGAATGGGTTCAGTAGAAGAAAATTTAAGTGAAGATGGTGAATCAACAGTAACAGTACAAGATGATTTTGAATTATTATGTTGGGATTTTGTAAGTACTCCTTCAACTCATGGTGCTTATGTTTCTCCTGTACGTTTAAATGAAAATAAAATTAAATTACCAAAATACAAATACACAAAAGTAAATAATATAATTAGAGATATTATTTGTGAAAACACAGGTGTATGTAGTGTTTGTTAAAGTAGTGAACAATTAGTTGTTCATAAACATAAAAAGAGTCACAAAAAATGTGGCTCTTCCATATTTTTATTGTATGTATATGCAACAATAAAGGTTACAATAAAATGACACACTCGACAAGAGATTAAAATATCAAAGCATAAAGGTAGTTACGTCCAACTATCTTTGATTTCAATTTAGTATTAATTAAAAAAAACATTATGAAAAAATTATTTTTAAGCTTAGCTTTAGGACTGCTCTTCGCATTTGGAGTAAACGCACAAAATGCAAAAGGTAATTGGTATGTTGGAACAGGTGACATCGCGAATGTTGCGTGGACTGACTGGGCAATAAGCCCAACAATCGGATACGCTGTAACTGATAACTTAGTATTAGGTGGTTCAGTTTCACATGCTGCCGGAGAAGACATGGATCTTGATTTTAATGTAAAATACTTCTTTAGTGGGTATTTTGTAGATGTAAATCTTGACGGTTTTAGTACGGATGGTATGGTATTCGGAATAGGTAAAATGTTTGATTTCCATAAAGGATGTTACATTGCACCGGTTTTCAATTACGCATATGATGCGGAAACTTTCAATTTAGGCCTAGGATTTGGCCTTAAGTTTTAATAACTGAGTATTAATTAAAATTTTATAAACATGAAAAATGTATTTAGTATGGTAAATGATTTCGTAAAAGGACTTGCAGGTGTTTTTATGGGAATTATTCCATTAGCAATTTTATGGTTTGTATTAACTGGAACTTCAGCTCTAGGATTTGATGTAGTAGCTAATTTAACTACTTTAATTGGTTCACTTGCAAATGGTGGATTTATTGGATTAGTTGTATTAGTACTTTTAGCATCATTTTTTACAAATAAGTAATTAATTTTACTAACATAAAAAAGAAAGGCGCCTTAGGGCGCCTTTTTTGGTCTTTTATTATATGTATCAGGGATTAAACATACGCGCTTTCTAATAAGACGTCCCTGATATTTATAAACCCTTATTAAGGTTCTTAATAACCTTATTTTTCGTACAATTTTATTAACGAAACTCGAAAGAGAAAAAACTTTTTATAAAATGGCAAAAGGAAACATTTTAAAAGAAGCTATCGCTGACGCTAAAGCTGTTCGTGAAGTTGCTCTTGCAAATGCAAAAGCGGCATTAGAAGAAGCTTTTACTCCGAAATTACAATCAATGTTATCTGCAAGATTATCTGAAGATCTAGATGAAGACATGGATGAAGATATGGATGAAGACATGGATGAAACTTATATTTCAAATTATGAAGAAGGTGAAGACATGGACGAAGACATGTATGAAGACATGGACGAAGATATGGATGAAGAAAAAGAAGATCTAATGGATATGGATATGGATATGGATGAAAGAAAAAGTCACAATAAACAAGACAAATACAAAAAAATATTCAATCCTAATCCTACTCCACAATTCCCTGAACCCGATATGGATTTTGAGGAAGGTAAAGAAAAAGATATGGATGAAGATTACATGGATGAAGAAATCGATTTAGAAGAAATTCTTAACGAATTAGAAAATGAAGAAGATGATAGCAAAAAAGAAGAAGAAGTATTAGATGAAATGGGGAAACCAGTTTACAAAGCTGACTACGTACAATCACAACATATGTACAAAGCAGATGATGTAATGGAAAACGAAGAATTTGATCTAGACAGTCTTCTTGAAGAAATTAATAGTTTAGATAAAAAATCAACATCAAAAGTTCGAAGAAAAGTATCAAAAAGAAGAACACTTGCACCCTCTAGAACTCTTAATGAGAGAAAAAGATATGGATGTAGAGAAGCTTCTCAAAGTCTCGTAAAAGTTGAAAAAGAACTTAACGAAGTAAAAAATGCTTATAAAAAAATTAAAAATGAACTTAATGAAGTTAATTTATTAAATTCTAAACTATTGTATGTTAACCGTATTTTTAAAGCAAATCAGTTAGATGATCCACAAAAACTACGTGTAGTTGAAACTTTGGATAAAGCTGAAAGCATTAAAGAAGCTAAATTAATATACGAAACAATTAAAGATTCTTTTAGCATTTCTACTGAAGCTCTTGAAAAAGAAATTCAAAAAGAAGTAAAAAATAGTGTTAAAAAATCTAATTCTAAAAAACATCTTAGAGAGAATTTAGGAATGGCTTCAAAAGCTACTGGAATTTCAAGAACAAAGAAAGTAGCACCTAAAAGAGCTGTTATTAATGAATCAGATAATATGGTTTCTAGATTTCAAAAATTAGCAAACATTAAAATAAGTGAATAATAATTTAATAAAATTGATAAAAAAATGAATACAGTCAATCGATTATTAGAAGGTGCAAATCCCTATAAAGCCTTACAAAACGAAGCAGGTAAATTAGCTGCTAAGTGGAATAAGTCAGGCTTATTAGAAGGAATTGGAACTTCGACAGAAAAAAACAACATGGCTATTCTTTTGGAAAATCAGGCAAAGCAGTTAGTAAACGAAGCTAATACTACGGGTACTGCTACTTCAATTCAAACTGGTAATTCAGAAGCATGGGCTGGTGTTGCTCTTCCATTAGTACGAAGAGTATTTGGTGAAATTGTAGCTAAAGATTTAGTTTCAGTTCAACCAATGAATTTACCAGCTGGGTTAATCTTTTATTTAGATTTCCAGTATGGTTCAGATATAGCTTTAGATGGTAAAGATCTTAACGAATCCCTTTATGGTGCTACAGCAGATCAAAAAAGAACTGATGGAGCGTTTAACAAAGGTTTATATGGTGCAGGTGAATTTGGATACTCACAAGAAGTTTCATCTTCAGATGCATTTGCTCTTACGTCTAACACAGCATCAGCTACTTTTGCAGGTGCTTTAAATTTTGATACTGAGTTTTCTTCTTCAAATGCAGGTACATTTGGTAGTGCTAATGGTACAGGTGATACAGTAGTATTACTTCAAATAGCTACTAGTTCATTACCAGGATTTGATAAAGAAGCAGTTAGAGGTTTCCAAGTATCTGGTTCAGGTATATCATCACATTCTCCACAATTTACAAGACTAATTGACGGAAATGTAGAATTTGCAGTTACATTAACAGCTGCTAATGTAGCAGGTGATGCTGTAATTGGTGTTCTATTAGGACCTGATAACTTAGATGATAGAGGAGACTTTGAGGATACAGTATTTGCTGATAATGCAGGTGCTGCTTATACTCAAGCAGGAATTGAAATTCCATCAATTAATGTACAATTAAGAAGTGACACAGTTGCTGCTAAAACACGTAAATTGAAAGCACAATGGACTCCTGAGTTCGCTCAAGACTTAAATGCTTATCACTCAATTGACGCTGAAGCAGAATTAACGTCTATCTTAAGTGAATACATTTCAATGGAAATTGATCTTGAAATTTTAGACATGTTACTTAGAAATGCCGACACAGTTGAAGGTTGGAGTGCTAAAGTTGCAAATGACGTATCTGTAAGTAGTAATAATACTGCTGGAGGTACATCTGCAATTACTTACTCTGCAACTCAAAACAATTTAGGTGTTTACTATACTAAAATGTCTTGGTTCCAAACTTTAGGTATTAAATTACAAAAAGTTAGTAATTTAATTCACCAAAAGACATTAAGAGGTGGTGCAAACTTTATGGTAGTTTCTCCAAAAATATCAACAATTTTAGAATCAATCCCAGGATTTGCTGCTGACTCTGCAGGAGACGAAAGTAAATACAACATGGGTGTTCAAAAAATTGGTGCTATTAACAACAGATACACAGTTTATAAAAACCCTTATATCACTGAAAATGTGATTTTAATGGGATATAAAGGAAGTCAATTCCTTGAAACTGGTGCTGTGTTTGCTCCATACATTCCGTTAATTATGACTCCATTAGTATATGATCCTACTACCTTTACTCCAAGAAAAGGTATTATGACCAGATATGCTAAGAAAATGGTACGTCCTGATTTCTATGGAAAAATAACAATTGCTGACTTAAACGAACTATAATAGTTTAGTTTAAATCTTTTTAAAAGGGAGCCGCATTAGCGGCTCTTTTTTTATATTTATCTACGATAAACAATATAGGTCACTATTGTTTTAACAATATAAAAACGGGAAAATGGCCTCTATGGATTGACCACTATAGTTGTATCCCTATAATGTCAAAAAATATAAAAAAATGGCAAGACAAACTTATACGTTCTTAAAGAACTCAAACACAGATTTTAATAATATTATAGATTCATTAGCATTAAATTATGAATTTTCTAATCTAGTAACACTTACTGGTGATCATACATATGCGGCTGCAAACTTTGGACATCCAAATGTAGTAACAGCAGATGCTACAATTACATTACCTGCAACAGCAGCAGGGGTAAGTGTATGGCTTGTTTGTGGAGGAGATGGAGTAAGAGTAACTGTTTCACCAAATTCAAATGATAAATTTCTTATTGATGTAGCAGGAGCAGCAGGTACTGATAATAAGGATATTATTTTAGCAGCAGCAACTTCTAAGAAAGGAGATTATGTTAAATTACTAGCAGATGGTAGTAATGGATGGAATATCTTAGAATTAGCAGGAACTTGGGTAGATGAATCTTAATAGTTAATCTATTATTATTTTAAAGAAGAGTCGCAATAGCGACTCTTTTTTTTATATGTATTACCAAACGTTACATTATATGACTAAACAAAACAAGGATAAAAAACCACCAAAAGGTTCCGTAAAATTTTCTCTTACTTTATCACAAGAACAAAAAAAAGCTAAAACAGAAATACTAAAACACCCCTATAATTTTGTTGTAGGAAGAGCAGGTAGTGGTAAAACTTTATTAGCAGTTCAAATAGCGTTAGATCAATTCTTTAAAAGAGAATTTAATAAAATTATTATAACTAGACCTACAGTATCTACTGAAGATAATGGTTTTTTACCTGGATCAGAACGTGAAAAAATGGAACCATGGCTTGTCCCTATTCGTTCAAATATGCGAAAAATTTATAATAAACCTCCTATATTAGAAAAAATGGAAACTAATGAACAAATTGAATTATGTTCATTAGCACATTTTAGAGGACGTACATTTGATAATGCTGTAGTTATAGTAGACGAATTTCAAAATTTAACAAGACCACAATTAGCAATGGCTATTGGAAGATTAGGCCATGATTCTAAAATGATATTTTGTGGGGATTCATATCAAATTGATTTAAAAGATAAAAACCATTCAGCATATCATGATATGGCTAAATTAGTTTCTTCTGAATATGTTTTTAAATGTGTATTAAATGATAGTCATAGACATAGTGCTATAGAAGACTTATTAGAATTATTGAACGGCTATCATTAATTTTTCGTATTCTTTTTATATTTATATGAGAATAACCTAATTTAATTAAAATGGCACACATTCCTATTTGGCCCGGATCATCATCTTTTAGTGCTGGTATAGCAGCATTTGGGTTTTATGATAAAGATAAAGATTTTCAAGTTGATGCACCTTTAGTAGCTAGTTGGTGTGCTCAAAGATTAGGATATCCTCTTGTAGATGTAGAATTACAAGATAAAAACCTATATACAGCATTTGAAGAGGCTATTACTGAATATGGAGCTCAAGTTTATCAATTCCAAATTATTAATAATTTAGGAAGAGTTAAAGGTACTGACACAGGTTCAGCTCTTAATAACATTTATTTAGATGATTATTATGGTGGTAGTGGAGGAGCTGGAGGTGCTATGCAACAAGGTTCAGGAGTATCATATAATTTAACAGATAATAGATTATATACTGCTTCTTTAGCTGTTAAAAGAAATAGACAAAGATATAATTTATTATCACATTTACCAGGATATTCAACAGCTACTATTACTTTTACAGGTACTCCTGCAGTATCAGAATCAATAACATTAGTTTCTACAAATGGTGTTGAAACAGAATTTACTGCTTTTCCTTCTTCTAGTGTGTCTGCAAGTATAACATCATCAATTGATTTTAGAGATAATGAATTTGAAACAGGATCCTCAGCAGTAGTTGCAGCTACTTCTTTATTTAATGCTATACGAAGTGGTTCGGCAGCAGAGTCTTATCATGTTACTTTATCTGCTAGTGCTTTACTTGTAACTCAATCTGTAGAAGGTTCTGCAGGAGATACAACAATAACAAGTGGATTATCAAATGTTACAGTATCTAATTTTTCAGGAGGATCTACAGGATTGTCTTTTGAAGCTTCAGGTTCACAAATACAAGCAGGAACTAAAAAAATTGTAATTAAAAAAATATTCCATTATCAACCTGCTGCTATTAATAGATATTTTGATCCTTATGCAGGTACAGGTACAGGAATACAATCATTAATGCAAGCCTTTGGATTTGGTAATTACTCACCAGGTGTAAACTTTATGTTAATGCCTATATATTTTGATGCTTTAAAATTACAAGCAATTGAATTTAATGACACTATAAGAAAATCAGCATATCATTTTGAATTAAATGCAGGAAAATATTTAAGATTATTTCCTATTCCTACAAGAGACTATACATTATGGTTTGAATATACTATGGCTGACAGTGCAACTTCAGCTGCTACTACAGAAGATTCAGCAGGAAAAGAAGTACCAAAAGATAAAAATCTAATCACAGACATTTCAAATATTCCTTATGAAAGACCTACATATGCTTTTATTAATGCACCTGGTAGACAATGGATTAGAAAATATGCTTTAGCTTTAGCAAAAGAAATGTTAGGAGGAGTTAGGGGTAAATATCAATCATTACCTATTCCTGGAGATGAAACAACTTTAGATTATAGTAGATTATTAAGTGAAGCATCAGCAGAAAAAGAAGCATTGATAACACAATTAAGAGAAGATTTAGATGCAACTACTACATTATCACAATCAGAAAGAAGTACAGCAGAAAGTGAACAAACACAATTAGGATATTCTTTAGATAATCCTTACCAAATATATATACATTAATGATTAGTTTAAAAAATATATTAGGTGAAGTAATAAACACTTTTAGTGTAGAAATAGATTTGTTTGTAGATTCTAAAGCTTTTATATCTGACATATTAAATGAAATTAGAGCTGTAAGAGGAGTAACAATTGTAACTTCTATTACTCCTGATGATTATGTTCAAACAAAAGGAGATCAGTATGTTAGACTTAAAATGAAATTTATAACAAGAGATGAAGCTAAAGATGCTCTACAAAGGTTTTTAAATGATGTTTTGGCTACAGAAGAAGGTGAAGATGAATATAGAATACAAGGTATAAAATCTATAAAATTTAGGGATGGAACTATAAAACGATTATAATGGCATTATTTGGAAGAAAAAGAGACGTACATTTATTTCATACTATAAATAAAGAACTTTTAAAAGATATTATTCAAACAGAAGTTGCTTATTATAAATTTGCTTTAGAACAAACAACAGTAAATGTTTATGGTGAAGCCCCCGGAAAAAATTATTATGAACCATTAAAAATAGCGTGTTTAATTGACAGAAAAGATCAAGACTGGTCATCTGATGACTTTGGTTCTGACATAAATCAATCAATTGGTTTTAATTTTTTAAAAGAAGAACTTAGAAATATAAATTTAGTACCTGAAGTAGGAGATTTAATTCTTTTTAGAAATAATTTTTATGAAGCAGATGGAAGAATTGAAAATCAACTTATATTAGGAAGAGATCCAGATTATGCAATTTCAACAGAAACTACAGAAGATGGTGACAGTTTTTCTATATTAGTTAATACTCATATATCAAGAGTAGATAAATTAAATTTAATACCTTTAAGAGAAGGTAAATACCCAACAACTCAAAAATTAGATGGTGGAATAGCAAACCAAATACAATAAAATGGCAGATAGAAAACAAATAAATCCAAGAAGACCAATACCTTCTTCACATTATGATAAATTAAGAAATAATTTATCTGCTAATTTTAACCCTGGATTTCCTTCTATTGATGGAGGATTCCCTGGTCCTGATACTAGACCTAGTACTAATATAGGAACCCATATTACAAGAAAAGATGATACAGTACAAGACATCTCAATAGGCTTACAAGATCATGATGAAGCTATAATGTATTATTTTAATAAAGTTATAAAACCTTCAGTTATTGTAGGAGGTAATAGAACAAACGTTCCTATAATTTATGGTTCTCCAGAAAGATGGAAAGGAGTACAAAAAGATGGCTATTATAGAGATAAAGAAGGCAAAATACAAGTTCCTCTTATTATGTTTAAAAGAGATAGTGTTGAAAAAAGAAGAGATTTAGGAAATAAATTAGATGGTAATAATCCTCAATTATATTATACTTTTCAAGAAAAATACACTAAAAGAAACAGATATGATAATTTTTCAGTTTTGCAAGGAAGAAAACCTCAAAAAGAAATGTATAGAGTAATAGTACCTGATTTTATTAAATTAAATTATACGTGTACTATTTGGTGTGATTATGTAGCTCAAATGAATAAATTAATAGAAATGATTAATTACACTTCAGATTCATATTGGGGGGATCCAGAAAGATTTCAATTTAATACAAAAATCGATACTTATAATAATACAACAGAAGTATCTCAAGGAGATAATAGAGTTGTAAAAACAGATTTTGGTTTAACTATACAGGGTTATTTAGTACCTACTAGTTTAAATAAAGAACTTCTTAATGCTAATATGAATAAAGCTTTTAGTAGATCTAAAATAATATTTAATACAGAATTAGTAACAACAATAGAAGATGCTCCTAGAACTAGAGAAGAAGTAAGAGGTGTACTTGGAGGAGCTTTAGGTACAAACATAGAACCTACAGGAGAAGACACAGGAGGAGGTATAGGATATCAAATAGTAGAAAATAATAATAAAATAGGATAATGGCACAAGTAATAAATTCAACATTAAAAGGGTATTTTCAAACAGGAGATATACCTACTCAAGGTAATTATGTAGATTTAATAGATTCAAAAGCAGGTATGAAACCTGAAACTAATTCAGGAAGTCTTCATATAACAAATACTTTTAGCGCAAGTAAAGTAGATGTAAGTGATTCTATATTTGCTGCAAATAGTATAACAGCTTCAAATATAAGTGCAAGTACACAATTAATAGCAGATTCTGTAACAGTAGCTACAGGATCTTTTAATTATGTTGAATCAGGATCTTTTGAATACATTAAAGTATTAGGAACTATAAGTTCAAGTGACGTAATTATGTCAGATGAATTTACTTTTGGTGATGGGGGAACAGCATTACAACGTATTGGCACAGGTTCATTTATTGCTTATGCTGGAGGTATAACTGACATTAATATAGGTAGAGGATCAAATACAGTTACAACATTTGGGGGTCATATAGTACCTATTAATATAACAGCATCTGGTGATATAAGTGCAAGTGGAGATGTTACAAGTGTAACAGGTTCATTTAGTAGGCTTGATACCTCTGTTATGAATGCTTCAGATTATTTTCTTAATAATACTCAAATATTTGATGTTACTGGTACAGGAACAGAAATTACACTTAATGTATCTACCCAAGCTACTCCTAATACAGAATTAAAGGGGGGTGCAATTCTTATAAATAGTGATCCTTCTGGGTTTGGATCAGGAGACATTGAATTAAGAGCAAAAGGACGAAATATTAAATTTACAACAGGAAGTAGTACTAAATTTGATTTTAATTTAGGTTCATCTCCTTCTTTAATAGCATCAGGTAGTGTTTTTAATATAATTTCTGATAATGATGAATTTAATTTTGCAGATGGTAATTTTCAAAGAGTAAATAACATAACTTCTTCAGGTCATATAAGTGCAAGTGGAACAGGAGATCATAAATTTGGAGGAGACATAATAACAGCAGGTAATATAACAGCATCAAATGGTTTATTATTTACAAATGAAACAATAGCAACTATAACTGCAAATGAAAGTTTAACTCTTAATTTAGAAAGAACCAATGATTTAAATACAACTTATTTTAAAATCCATAATTTAACTACAGATAGAACCATAATGGAAATAATGGACCTTGAAGTATTTACTTTTGGTTCACTTGATGCTTCTTTTGCTTCTAAAGGAAATTGGCAGTGGATGATTGATAGTGATAATAATGAAACTAATCAAAAATACACTTGGAAAAATTATGCTACAGTAATGATGGAATTAAAAGAGTCTTCTAGTTTTGGAACTCTTGAAGTAACAGGAACAATATCATCATCAGCAGATGTAGTAGCAAATAATAAAGTAACAGCAATAACAGCTTCAGTTTCTTACTTAAAAGCAACAGATTTACCAACAGGAGACCCAGAAATAGCAGGAGTTATCTATAAAACTGTTGATGGGACTTTAAAAGTATCAGCAGGATAATAGATGGTAGCAATAAAATGGGAAAATGCAAATTTTTTATGGGATAAAGCTCCTATATCTGGAACACCATATACTTGGAATGATGTACAATTAATAATAAAAGCTGCAGGAGATGATTATACTCAGTGGGAAGATAAAGATAAAAAAAGATTAATAAAACTAATACTAAAATTAAATGGTAAAACTATTACAGAATCTAAACGTAAACAAATTAAACAATATAAAATAAAAGTTAGTGACATTAAATTAGCTATTGAAAATATATCAAATGTTGAAATAATGACTGAAAACATTAAGTTTTAATTATAATTTTATATTTATAACCATGTACAAATTATTTACCGATAAATCAGAACTTTTTGAGTGTGATATTAAACTTCAAGGAGCAAGTTTAAAAAAATCAAAAGCTAGACTAGTAGTTGAAACACAAGATTATTCTTTAATGTTTAATGGTTCTATATCTACATCAGGTAAATGTGAAATTCCAATTAGAAAATTAAAAGGTTTAATTGATGAAGACACTACAGGTAACATACGTTTAGAAGTAATAGCAGAAGATACTTTTTTTACACCTTGGGAATCAGATTTTGAAGTAGAAACAAGTAAAAAAGTAACAGTAGAAGTTAAAACACAAACTTCTAAAAAACCAATTGTAGAAGCAAAAGTTACAATTACTAATTCTGAACAACAACATGTAATTAATTTACTTAAATTACTTATAAAAGAAAATATTAATATTAAAAATATTTCATATAGAAGAAATAAACTTAATAATATAGTTGCAACATATTTAAAAGAAAACACTATAAAAAATACAGAAAAAATTATAGATGGTGTTTTAAAAAGATTACAAAAAGAAAAATAAAATGGTTATAAATGGCACTACCCGATTTAACAGGTCAAAACATACAAGATACTTATCAAAGAGTATTACAAACTGACAATGGTACCCTTAGAGATGGTACAGGCTCTTTAGTTACACTTACAAATATAACAGCATCAGGTAATATAAGTGCAAGTGGTGACATTCAATTTAATACTTTAACTGGAAATATAAATGGAGGAACTTTTTAAATATTTATAATAAACTATGGCAAGTACAATACAAATAAAAAGAGGAACAGGATCAGCAGTACCATCAGGATTACTAGATGGAGAATTAGCACTTAATCTTGATAATGGTAAATTATATTATGGATCTGGTTCTGCTGTTGTAAATAGTTTTAGATTTACAAATTTAACTGCTGAAAATTATATAGTTTCCTCTTCAGTAACAAATATTACAACTCAAGAACTATCAGGTTCAACTGTATTTGGTAATTCATCAGATGATACCCATACATTTACAGGAGCAATAACAGCATCAGGTGATATAAGTGCAAGTGGAACTATGCAAGTATCTGATAGTGGGTATTTTATAGGTACACAAGTTCCACCAGTTTTATCTTTAGCAGGACCACGATTAAGAGTTAGCTGTTCAAATGATATATTATTTGATTCTGGTGACGACTATATATTCTTATCAGAAGGAACTGAAGTAGTTCATATAAGAGGAGATGAATCAATATTAGAAGTAACAGGACAAATAAATACTACTTCTCACATAACAGCATCAGGTAACATAAGTTCAAGTGGTAATATACTTGGAGATTTCATTGTTTCAAATGGTGTTATGATAGGTAGGCATAATGGAACAACAACACTTCTAGCAGCTGATACTACACCAACAGAAATACAAGGAACAAATATAAATTTAGATGCTCCAATAACAGCATCAGGAGATATAAGTTCAAGTGGTAATATAATGGGTGATCATTTTATAGGATTAGATGGTATACGACTTATTGAAAATAATGCAGGTATAGTTACTGTAGGCTTTCAAAATAATACACCTATTCACTTGGGTAAAGCATTTAACCCAATAACTTTTGTAAGTAATGTAACAGCATCAGGTAATATAAGTTCAAGTGGTACTATAATTGGGGAACATATATTTGTAGGAACTGCAGGTTCTGCAACTGGTCATATTAGTTCAAGTGGGAATATATTGACAGGCTTTGAACAAAGTGATAGTTCAAGAAAAGTTTGGCAATTTTCTGGAACAACTACCGGTGGATCAATATCAGTTTATAATACAGATAGTGCACAAATACAACTTAGTCCTAATACAGGTATATTTTTTGATAGTAATTTAGTGGGGGTATCGATAGGGACTACAACAAGTGCAGAACCTGATTGTTTACTTTTAGCAGGTGCTGGTCATATAACAGCTTCAGGTAATATAAGTTCAAGTGGTACTATAATAGCTACAACTGCTTCTATTGATGTATTAACAGGAACAGGAGGTGCTACAGGTTTAGAAGTTACAGGATTTGTTTCTGCAAGTAGCCAAGTATTATCAACAACAGGTTCATTTGGTGTTCTTAACGCTAGTAATGTAAGATCTTTTGTAGAATTAAAAGGTGATGATCTTTATTTAGTATCACCTTCTTCACAAAATAGATGGTATGGTCTAGCTAGTAATGGACAAAGTATAGTAAATGCTAGTACTGTAAACGGTGTTGATACTTCAGATTCTTCAGCTATAAGAATGACTTCATTTGTAACTCCAAGAAATTGTACAGTACATACGATTACTACATGTTTTTATGGAATAGCTAATGATGCAGATTTAGAATTTGAAGTAGTTAAAGTTCCTTTAGTAGATGATTCAACTAGTAATGTTACTCTTTCAACAATGACTACTAGTAGTAGTCACAATGGAACCTTTACAGCTAATAAAAATTATGTTAAAACTTTTACAATAACAGGTAATAACACATTAACTGCAGGTCAAGGATTAGCATTTGTTATAAGAAAAACATCTAGTGATAGTGTAAATTTATACGGTCAAGCAACAGCAGAAATAGAAATAACATATTAAAATAAATAAATTATGGCATTAGCAAGTAAAAAGTCTTCAGCAATACATTCTAAAACAGGAGGTGATAAAACTAAACTCCTAAAACATTTTCAATCAGGATCTTTAGATGATATTTCAACTAATCCTGATGATGATAGACATTTAGCTTCAATAATATACCAAATAGGAGAAATCCAAGAGGACATTGACGAATTAAGAAGATATGTTACAAATGAAGCAACTGGCTCAGCAGTTAAATCAATAAGATTTGTTAATGCAAGCGATTTACCTACATCAGGTAAGGGTTTAGCATCAGGAACATTATATAATGCTTCAGGAGTAATAAGAATAGCATAATATGGCTATAGAAACTATATTACCAGACGCAACAACAACACCAAACCCAGCCTGGTCAGGTGCACCTCATACACTATTATCCGACCAAGGAAGTAATATTACTACTTGTGCAGGATCTCAACTAAATAAATTTATTATAGTTTCATTTGGTAATTTAACATCGGATATAGGGTCAATAAATTCAATAACATTTAGTGTTGCAGGAAATGTAAGTGTTGTTAGAGGAGAAAGTGCAGTAGTTGCTTTTGATTTATTAAATAGTTCTGATTCATCTTATAGTTTGTCAGAAAATAAAACTTTTGATGACACTACATTTTCTACTTTACAAGCAGGAACAACAAGAACAACTAGTGATGGTTCAACTGCATGGACTGAATCTGATGTAAATGGCTTAAGAATGAAAATAACAGCTACTAGTATTACTAATAGTGGAGGAGATATAAATTTAGATTTTTTAAAAATTGATGTAGATTATAATGCACCTGTAACAGGTGCACCTATTAAATTAGATAGTGGATTAGTAAAATTAACAAGTGGACTAATTAGAATATCATAATGGCTATAAAAATTAAACATAGAGACCCAAGATCAACAGACTTTAGCCCTAAAGACATTGTAGTTAATGTTAAAGAAGGCACTTTATTTTATAAGTCAGACACATCTATATTTAGAATTCAAGGAGATGATTTAAATACCTTAAATACAGAAGTTACTCATGATTTTTTAAATTTAAGTGGTTCTATGATTATAACTGGTTCTATAACTATAGCTGGTTCTATAACTCCTAAAAATGATATTTTTAATTTAGGTAACTCTACAAATAAATGGAAAGAAATTGTCGCAACAACAGGCTCTTTTGATCTTATTGTATTTGATGGTGGGTCTTTTTAAAATTTATATATGTATATCAAAAAACATTAAGTTATGGCAATACAACAAAAAGTACCAAGTCCTCAAGAAGTTAAACAATCTCCACAAGCTTTTACTGAACAAGAGTTAAATCAATTAAAAAACTTAAGAGCAAAATTAAACAAAATTACAGCACAGTTTGGTCAACTTGCTATCAATAAAATAAAAATTAAAGAAACAGAAGATAGTTTAAAAACACAATTATCTGCTTTAGAAAAAGAAGAATCAGACATTGCAAAAGTTTTATCAAATAAATACGGAAAAGGAACTATCAACATAGAAACAGGAAATTTTACTCCAGTAGAATAATTTTTTAGCCTTTTTATTATATTTATTAGCGATTAAATAGTAAAATGATCGTTTATTTTAGTTTGGTTTATATTCTTTTTTCATATTTATATAGGAATCAAACAGCTAATTAACGTAATAAATTAATATAATAAGATGGCAGAACAAATTATCTCACCAGGTGTATTTACAAGAGAAAACGACTTATCATTCTTACCTCAAGGAATAGGTCAAATAGGAGCAGCAATTATAGGACCAACAGAAAAAGGACCTGCTTTTGTTCCAACAGTAGTAAGAAGTTTTTCAGATTTTGAAAGACGATTCGGACCTTTAAGTTCAACAACATATGTCCCTCAAACAGTTTTAGAATATTTAAAAAATGCAGGGTCAGTAACAGTATGTAGAGTATTAGCAGGAGGTGGCTATACTTTTGCAAATGGAACTAATGAATTTATAGTTTTAGCAGCTTCTGGTTCAGAAAAAGCTGGAGGGGTAAAAGATGATGTTATATTAGGTGTACTTTATCCATCACAATTTGATGGAGTACCTGATTTAAAAGATACAACTTTAACTTCAAATGAAGGAACAGGAACTAATGATTTAGATCAAAACTTTAATATAGTATTAAGTGGTTCTGGTATTACTAGAACACCAATTTCTGCCTCTGTTAATCCAGCTAATAAAAATTATTTATTTAAAAGATTAGGAGACAAACCTTCAAATAGTAAAAATGGAGCTAACCAATACACAGGTACTCCAGCATACACATATAAAAATTGGAAAAATTTACAAACAAGTATATTTAATACAGTTGCAGAATCTACTACAATAACTTTTGGAACTACTACTGACACTATATTAACAGCAAGTTTACAAAATATAGCTTTAAGTGCTACAGGTGCATTTTATTTTTCTGTTATGGACGTCGATGGACCTGTTGAGACGCGTACAAGTCATACTTTAGTTTTTTCTGGTAGTGGAGAAGCTTTAGGAGGAAAAGCACCAACTACACAAATATCAGGTTCTGTATTATTTGTAGCTTTAGATTCAACTACAGTTGTACCAGCATTAACTACATCAGCATCCTTTGCTGATATATCTACAGCATTTAGAGATAGAATTAATACTTTTACACCTTTTAATAATTTAGTTTCAGCTTCATCTGGTACATCAGATGGAAAAGCTACAGTAACTTTAACTCAACTAGATGCAGGAGCTACATTAGATATGACTACAAATTTTGTTGCTGCTACAGCTTCTGTTGCTATAGGAACTCAAGGTACAAATATTACAGGATATTCGCTTAGTTCAGGAAAACAACTTAAACTAATTACACAGTCAGCTGATATGGTGTATAGTGGAGAAATTGGTCAAGAAGAAGGATATGGATATGCTTCTACACCATTTATACAATCACAGTTTTTAGATGTAAATAAAAATACTCAAAATTTATTTAAATTCCATACTTTATATCATGGAAAAGGAGTAGCTAAAGAATATAAGGTAAGTATTGCTAATTTAAGAGAACCAAGTGATATTGATGGTGAAGAACAATATTCACAATTTTCAGTAATTTTTAGAACATATGGTGATAAAGATAAAGCACCTCGTATTATAGAACAATATAATAAAGTAACTCTAGATCCAAATTCACCACGTTACATTTCAAGAGTAATTGGAGATAGATACCCACAATATAACGACGTTTTAGGTAAAGTAGAATTATTAGGTAACTATCCTAATATTTCAAGATTATGTAGAGTAGAAGTAGCTAATGAAGTAGCTGAAAGATCATTATCACCAAAATTATCACCTAAAGGATTTGCTGCAGTAACAAACCCAATTAGAACTGCTTCATTAAGTATACCATGTACTGTTCCTTCAGCATCGTATGAAACAATACAACAAGTAGGAACTAGTGGAACTTATAATAGTAAAGGATATTTAGGATGGAAATTTAAAGATAAAGAAACTGACAATGAAAACTTTATATGTCCATTACCAGATGGAGCAGAATTAAATGTATTTGGTGCATTTAATGTTGAAAATTATTTTGGACACGCAAGTTCAAGTTTATGGTCAGGATCTTTAAGTGCTTCAATTGATACAACAGGAGACACAGGACCTAAAAATACACAACTTAAATTTACAGTACCTTTTCAAGGAGGAGATGATGGTATAGCTCCATATACTATAAAGAAAATTGGTCAATACATTACTAGTACTAATGTATATGGGTTTGATTTAAGCGCTACTAATAAAGCAGGATATAAAGGATATAAAAAAGCTATTGACATATTATCAAATCAAGATGAATATGATATTAATATGTTAGTAACACCTGGTGTTATTCATTCATTACACCCATTAATTACAAATTTAGGTATTGATATGTGTGAAGATAGAGGTGATGCATTTTATGTAATGGATTTAAACATACAAGAAGCCGCAGTAAACACTGCTGTAAGCAACGTAGATGGGTTAGACACTAATTATGCTGCTGTTTATTATCCATGGGTTAAAGTACTTGATTCTTCAATTAATAAACCTGTATTAGTTCCACCATCAGTAATAGTTCCAGGAGCAATAGCTGCTTCAGATAGAATAGGAGCTGAATGGTTCGCACCTGCAGGTTTAAATAGAGGTATTTTAGGTAATGTATTAGAAGCTAAAATTAGATTAAATCAAGCTGAAAGAGATACTCTATATGATTCTAAAATTAACCCAATAGCTACATTCCCTCAAACAGGAGTTTGTATTTGGGGTCAGAAAACATTACAAGAAAGATCAACAGCATTAGACAGAATTAATGTTCGTAGATTATTAATAGCTCTTAAGAAATTTATTGCAAGTTCTTCTAGATATTTAGTATTTGAACAAAATACTTTACAAACTAGAACTAGATTCTTAAATATTGTAAATCCATATTTAGAATCAGTACAACAACAACAAGGTTTATATGCCTTTAGAGTAGTAATGGATGAATCAAATAACACACCAGATGTAATTGATAGAAATCAATTAGTAGGAGGAATTTATTTACAACCTACTAAAACAGCTGAATTTATTATTTTAGATTTCAACATTTTACCAACAGGTGCTACATTTGATACAGGAGGCGGAGGATCTGCAGGAGGAGGCGCAGGATATTAAAAAAAAAGAAAAAATTTATATTTATAATAAAACAATAAAAATAAAATAAAAGATGGCAATATTAAGTACAAATGAAATGATGTTTACAGCATTTGAACCTAAACTACAAAATAGGTTTCTAATGGAAATTGAAGGCATCCCAGCATACCTTATTAAAAAAGTAGCTAGACCAAGTATTACTTTTGGAGAAGTAGTTCTCGATCATATTAACGTGAAAAGAAAAATTAAAGGTAAAGCTAATTGGGACAACATTACTATGGATTTATATGATCCTGTAACCCCTTCAGGAGCACAAGCTGTAATGGAATGGGTTCGTTTATCACATGAATCAGTAACAGGTAGAGATGGTTATTCAGATTTCTATAAAAAAGATGTATACATCCGTACTTTAGGTCCTGTAGGTGATGTTGTTGAAGAATGGATTTTAAAAGGAGCTTATTGTCAAAATGCTAATTTTGGTGACATGGACTGGACATCAGAAACACCAGCAAATATTAACATAACAGTTGTAATGGACTATGCTATCTTAAATTATTAAGATTCTATATATATATTAAAAGAAAAGCGCTATTTTTTAGCGCTTTCTTTGTCTTACATATATGTATATCTGAACTAGTTTTAAATAATATCGTTATGACAGAAAATAAAAAACCATTATTTCCTACAGAAGACATTAAATTACCATCAAAAGGTTTACTTTACCCTGAAGAGTCTCCATTAAGTAAAGGAGTTATTGAAATGAAATACATGACTGCTAAAGAGGAAGACATCTTAACAAACCAAAATTTTATTGAAAATGGTACAGTAATTGATAAATTATTAAAATCCCTTATTGTTGGTAAAATAGATTACAGTAAATTACTGTTAGGAGATAAAAATGCATTATTATTAGCAGCTCGTATCTTAGGATATGGTCCTGACTATACTTTTGAATATAGAGGTGAAAAAATAACTATTAATTTATCTGAAGTTGAAGATATAATAATAGATGAATCTTTAATTAAAACAAAAGGATTAAATGAATTTGACTTTACTTTACCTCATTCAAAAGTTAATTTAACTTTTAAGTTTTTAACTCATGGAGATGAAACATCTATTAATAATGAGATAAAAGGTCTTAGAAAAATTAATAAAAATTCTTCTACTGAAGGATCTACTAGACTAAAACATACTATTGTAGCTGTAGATGAAAATAGAGACAGAAAATTTATTAGAGAATTTGTTGATAATAGCTTTTTAGCTAGAGATGCAAGAGAATTTAGAAATTATATTAGAAAAATCCAACCCAGTGTCGACTTAACATACAATTATGAAGACAGGAGAGGGAATATTGAAAAAATAAATATTCCTGTTGGTATTAAGTTTTTTTGGCCTGACGCCACAATATAGAAATCTTTTATTTACCCAAATACATGACCTGGTGTTCCATGGTGGTGGTGGATTCCAACATTCAAGCGTATATAACATGCCTATTTGGTTAAGAAGATTTCACATCCAAAAGATTAATGAACATAATAAAGAAGAAAATGAAAGGATGGAAAAAGCAAAAAAAGGGTCTCCACTTAATAAAAACAATAAAATACATGGGCCTAATATAAACCCTTCATCAACATATAACTTCAAAAAGTAAAGATATCATAGATATCTTTCTTTTTTTTATATTTATTACCACAACCATATATAATATCAAACATGGCTAGAGGAGATAAAAAAACAAATGATGCTTTAATTAGTGGTACTGAAGCTATTAAAAGGCAAAAAGAAGGACTCCAAGAACTAAATAAAATGTTTAGTAATTTGGGGGACAATATATCTCGTCAAATATCTAATGTTTTAGGTATATCACAAGAATTAGGAAACGCAACTGAAAGAGTATCAGACATATATAAAAATGATATAGCTAAACATATATCAAATGCTGCATCAAGTTTAAATAAACAATCTGACATTCAAAAGAAAATACTCGCTGGAGAAAATGCCTCTAAAGATATTAATGATGCTTTAGCTAAAAATAAAGCAAGAACTAGAGCTCTTATTGATAAAATAAGAATAATGAAAAAAAATGGTTTAGCAATAGATCATGAACAAATTAAAGCAGCTAGAATAGCTCATAAAATAGAAAAAGAAACACTAGAAGAACAACTCAAACAAAATGTAGAAAGAAAAAGAGAAGATGGAATTATAAAAGGTATAGGTAAAGCTTTATTAGACAATGTTGATAAACTAGATAAATCAGGAAATTTATCAAAAATACTTTCAGGTAATTTAAGTGATATGACAATGGGAGATGTTGGGGCTGCTGGTCAAGGTATGTTTATAAAATTTCTATTAGATGGTATAACACTAGTAAGTAAACTTGAATCAGAACTTAATAAAACATTAGGTTTATCATTAAAACAAGCTTCAGCTTTAAGACAACAATTTGCACAAGTTGCTTTAGCTACAAATAATGTTTCTATAAACTCAAGAGATATTCAATCAACTTTTATGAGTTTAAATGAGCAGTTTGGAACTGCTAGTACTGTTTTAAGAAACGATATAGTAGCAGAAATGGCTATATTAGGAAAACTAACAGGCATGTCTGCAGAATCTCAAATGAGATTTGCTTCTACTATGATGAGAACAGGAAAAAGTGCCGAAGTAGTAACAGCAGAATCTCGAAAAGCAATAGTGAATGCTGAAAAAGAACACGGAGTTAGGTTAGATATAAATAAAGTAATGGATGAAGCAGGTAAAATATCAGGAATGATAGCTGCTAATTTAGGTTATAATATAACTGCTATTGCAGGAGCAGTAGCTAAAGCTAAACAATTTGGTATGACACTTCAAGGTTTAGCTGATATTAGTAATAATATGTTAGACTTTCAATCTTCAATTGAAGCTGAATTACAAGCAGAATTATTTATTGGTAGAGACTTAAATTTAGAAAGAGCCAGATTATACGCACTAACAGGAGACTATGCAAATTTAGCAGAAGAAATAAAACATAATGCTGGTGGAGAACTTGCTTTTGCTCGAATGAATGTTTTAGAAAAACAAAAATTAGCAGCAGCTTTAGGAATGAGTGCAGATCAAATGTCAGATATGTTATTTAATCAAGCAAATTTAGCTGAACTAGCTCAAGAAGCTAGAGCAAATGGAGAAGATGACCTAGCAGATATGCTTGAAAAACGAGACATGCAACAACAATTTAATGATTTAGTAGAAAAAGTACAAATGACTTTTGTAGATATAGCTAATGGTCCATTAGGAATGATTGCAAATTTAATGGTATCTATTTTAGATAGTAGTTTTGGATTTTTTGCAATAATGACTCTTATAGGAGGAATAAAAATAGCAGGTTTAATAATGAGTATGATGTCACTTTGGACTACTTTAACAGCTGCAGGTATATCAGCAGCTACGTTAGCTTCTGCTCTTACTGTTGGTATAGCAGCTGTAGCAATTACAGCAGGAATTATAGCTATTGCATCAGCATCAACTAAATCATCAAAACAAGCACAAGCATCAAAACCTAAATTTGCTACAGGGGGTACAGTTGAACAAACAGGTATGGCTGAAGTACATGCTGGAGAAACTATAATCCCTGCAAAAGGATCAAATAATTTTCTTGAATTAGTAGCAGGCATTAATAAAATGGGAGGAAATGAAAAACAAATTAAAGAACTTATAAATGTAAATAAAAAAAATGCACGAATAAACGAACAAAATCGTAAAGTGTCCTTTGATAATTTTGCTTTTGCAAAAGTAACAACAGATTATACAGGTTTTAGATAAAAATTAAAAAAATAATATTTATAATAAAACAATAAAATGGGATTATTAGACAAAGTATCAATATTTAGTAGTACAACCCCAAAATTTGATCAAGGAAAAGCAGAATGGGGATCGGGGTTTTCTGCTGTACAACAAGAAATGTTATTAGCAGACACTATGACTGCTGATAATACAAATTTTTCAACCACAGGTGAGAAATTTGGTAAACCTAAAGATTTAACAATAGGAATTAAAACCAATACATCTGTTCCTGATTTAGATTTAAATACTACCTTTGCAGTTGGAGACGACCCTGGTTTAGGTGATGTTAAAATTTTTGATTTAGGATATAATTCTACTTTACAACAAGATTCATTATTTGAATTAGGAGTTGCTTATGGTAACGATAATTGGGAAGCAGGAGAATCATACTATCAAGATTTAAATGGAATAAATCCCTCTGAATTAGGAATTGGTTTTGATTTAGGTATGGAATCTACACTACATGAAGATCTTTTAACCCAACAATATATACATAGCCATTTATGGTCACCACAAACCTTTTATAAAGTTGATCCAGGTACACTTGATTTAAATGGACAAGATGTAGGTAATGGACTTTTTGGTGCTGCAGATAAACCTGGTAAAGGCCAAGGATTACAAGTAGGAGGTCAAGATTTACATGTACATTTATTAACAGGAGAATACAATTATCTTCATGGAACAACTGTACCGTGGATTTCTCCTGGATCCGTAGGTCCTTCTCCAGGAAAAACAGGTAATTCTGAATTTCAAGATTTAAATGCTACTTTTACAGGTTTAGGAGATACTCCTATTTTTAATTTTGGAAAAGAACCACCTCAAGATCCTTCTAATCCTATTTATGATACTATACATGAAAGTTATTTACAACCTAACCCACAACCAGGTTTTGAAGGAGAAGATCCTAAATACCTACATTTACAAGGTCAAACAGGGTTTTTTCAAGGAGCAAAAGATGTAAGAGATTCTGCTAATAGAAATTCATTAAATGCAGTACCAATAACTCCTTCACAGTATGCTGATTTAAATAATAGTGACGTTAATACTATACCTCCTTTTGGTGCTCCTACTCCAAATGATAAATTTTTCTATCAAGATGATGGAATAGGGATAAATAGACCTGCAATAAAACAAGGATATAAATTAAATGGAGAAGATTTACATGTAAGTTTATTATCAAATCCATACACTTATACTCACGGACAAAGTACTACAACTATAGCAGCTGCTGCTAGTTCTCAACAAAACTACAATTTCCAAGATTTAGATATTGATATAGCTAGTACAACACCACCTCAATATGTAGAACAAATGCATAATGATATTAATCAATATATTGCAGGAGGAATGACAGGACTTGGTAATACAAATTATTAATTATGGCATTAGTTGATTTACTTAAAAACCCAGAAGCTTATAATGTTAGTTATGGAGGTCCTTCTAAAGGTATAACCTACTTACCTAACATGAAAGATTTTAAGGGTAACAGTGGTCAAAGTGGTATACAAAGAGTATCATGGGATGTTACTAATGATAATGCAGATCCTACTTATGAATTAGGAGATGGTATTGATAAAACTTTTAGAAATTCATTTGGAGTAACAGATGGTTTTATAAGAGGAGGAATTACTGCTAATATAAGGAGAAGACGTATTGATTATCAAAGAATATCTAATTTTCTATCTGATCCTGCAAAAGGTACACAATTTATGCTTAGACAGGGATTATTACAATATTTAAACCCTCAACCTAACCAACGTATATGGTCACCTGGTAATCTTTTATCTCAAATATTAGGAAGTGGACTTGTAAATATTAAAAGATCAGGTTTATTACCTATACCTGGAGGAATAGATACTTTCTTTTCTCCTGGTTATTTACAATATTTTAAACATTATGGAATGAATCCTTTAATGTCAAAACAAAATGTAAAAGGAGTTGAACCTGCATATAAATGGGGAAGAGAAGGAAATAAAGGAGGTTATGGTATAGGATCTCCAGGAGCACAATATGGAGGATGGGCTAATCTTAAAAGAAAAATTTTAAGAAAAAAAAATCATTATAATGTATCTCTTAGAGACAGTTATGATAAAATAGACATTATCAATAGATTAGATATTATAAAAGGTGTAGATAATGCTTTACCTGAAAAAATAGCACCTTTAGCTAAAGACATGGTAAATTTTAGGTTTGAAATCATGAATACAGATGACATAGAATCTCCTGACTTTATTATATTTAGAGCTTTTTTAGAAACTATGGATGATAATTTTGATGCTAGTCATAATGAATATAAATATAATGGTAGAGGAGAAAAATTTTACATATATGAGGGTTTTGAAAGAAAAATATCAGTAAGTTTTAAAATAGCAGCTCAATCTAGACATGAAATGAAACCTTTATATAGAAAATTAAACTATTTAGCAGCCCAAACTGCTCCTAATTATTCACCAGGACAAGGTAGAATTAGAACTCCTTTTGCCAAACTAACTGTAGGAGATTATTTTAAAAGAGTACCTGGAGTAATAACTTCAGTAGGAATTTCATGGAGTAAAGAATATCCTTGGGAAATAAAAAACCACCCTGATTGGGATAGTGACATGAAAGTTTTACCCCACATATTAGATGTTACTGTTAGTTTCCAACCAATTCACAACTTTACTCCACAAAATCTTTACAGTACTCCATTTATAGGAATTGATGGAGAAGATGATGATAATTGGTTAGCAAAAGGTATAGCTACAAATAAAGGTGAAGCTTATAAAAGAGATGGAAATGAAGAAAATATTTTTCAAAGAATATTAAAAAGAGAAAAAGATGTATTAGATAAAGATAATCAAGAAGGAACAGGAGATGATGATGAAAAAGATGCTAAAAAATTTACTCTTTGGAGTAAAGATAAAAGATCTAATTTTAAAGATAAAATAGGAGATGGTTTAGATTCTGTAGGAGATTTCTTTGGTGATGCAGCAGGTAATGTACAAGATTGGTGGAGAAAAAGAAGATCACAAAAAACAGGCATATATAATGCTGGTAATCAAAACTTAAATTCATTTACTGAAGGACTTTAAATTATGAGTAGAAATAGAACAAGATTTGTATCAACATTAGGATTTGAAGGAGGAGGACATTACTTTGATAATGTAAAATATCCAGAAATACCTTTATCTATAAATGATATATATGTTATAACTCAAGCTGGTGATAGACTTGACTTATTAGCAGAGAATTTTTATAAAGATGTTAGGTTATGGTGGATAATATCTACAGCTAATATGAATAAAATTCGTAGAGATAGTTTTCATTTAGAACCAGGATTAGAAATAAGAATTCCTACGGATACAACAAATATAATAAGAAATTTTGAAATTTTAAATAAAAATTCGTAAGTTATGAATGATACTATTGATGGTATATTTGAACCCTTTGATTCATATGTTAAAGATCAATTAGAACTTAGAAAAACTATTCTTTCAGATGAAAGAGCTAGAAAAGGAGGAGTTAAAGATGAATCTGTTGCTACAGTTGATTATGATACAGAAATTGCAGATACCGAATATGCGTATGATATTTTAATAAATGATAAAAAATATTCACCTGACGTAATTGGTAATCTTGAAGGAGCTCAAAAAGTAAGTGATGGAATGTATTATCCTAATTTAACATCAACGGGTCGTCGAGAAATAGACCAAATACTAGACTCACTATTAAATACAGTTGTAGGTACCGTAATAGAACATAAAGTAACCCAAGAACAATTTTTTGCTTTAACTACTGAAAAACAAGCTGTAATTAGAATGGTTTCAGGAGTAGATTTAAAAAAATCATTTAAAAATGAATTAGAACCACATGAAGGTTACTTATTAGATAATGATGGACAAGGTTTAGCTAAACAATATATTTTGGAAGGAGGAACTCCTTTTTATAATAAAAAAGGAGATTATTTAGGAGTTAGAGAAGGATTTTTAGAACCAACTTATCAAGGTGCAAATGTAGGAATAGAAGAAGCAGATAAAAAAAGAGGATTTACATATGGGGATAGAAATGTTAGAGCAAATCCTGATGATGGGTATGGTATTGTACCTATGCCTGGTATTACAAATGCTGAAATTAGAACAAAATCACCTAATGGGTCTCTTAGAGAAGCTAAAATAGAATTTCATTGTCATAATAGAAGACAATTAGAAGTATTAGAAATGTTATACATGAGACCTGGTTATCCTATTATGATAGAATGGGGTTGGAGTCCTTTTGTATCCTCAGATAGTTTTAAAGGAGGAACTTATGGTACAGTAGAAGAATTGGACATGAGTGAAACTTTAACTGATTTTTTTAATAAAAATAATACATTAAATGATATAAACGTAACTATTCGAAATAAAAAAAGAGAATGTAGTGGGAATTATGATGGTTTTGTTGGATTTTGTAAAAATTTTTCTTTTAAAAATAGAGCAGATGGTGGGTATGATTGTACTACTGAAGTTATAGCACATGGAGAAATTTTAGAATCATTAAAATCTAAAAAAATATTTACAAATGTAAGTGATAATCCCCAAAATGCACAAGGTTCATTTGGTATGAAATCTGTAACTGTTAATACAACAAGATATTATCTTCCTGTTCCTATGCCTATATTAGGTGCTTTTTTCCCTTTAACATGGCAACACAGTACAGTTGATGTAAATGCTACTGGGTCTTATGATTTAAAAACATCACATACAGAAGCTGATGATTCTTTTTTATTTCATTTAAAATCAATAAAAGCTAACTTAGATAAGGCAGGAGACTCAGCCTTTTTACAATATCATAGAGGTCATGGTGATGGTAAGCAAGAAGATGGTAGAGAAACATTACCAGATGATACAGGTAATCCTAATTTAAGAAAATATATTAGAGAAGAATTAGGACAAGATTTTGATCCTCCTCAATTTCAAGATTGGGATTATGGAGACCCAATGCCCTATGAATTAGGTGAATTAATAACTGCAGGTAATGAACAATATTATGCAGGACCAGGAGCTAAATTTACTCAAGAACAAAGGGAAGATATGAAAGAAAAACTTTTAGATCAAGGATGGGTAGATGGTGTATATAGAAAAGGTTACAAATATGAATTAGATGATGGAAATAAATACGATTTATGGGAATTGAATTATGTTGAACCCCATTATTTAGAAGGTTTTAATAATGTAAAAAGATTATATAGTAGTATTACAAAAAAAGAACCAGATGGAGAAATTCCTAACATAGTAGAACCTATAAATTTAACCCCTGAAAATGATAGTGATTTATTCCTTGATAGTAAAAATGATGGGGGTGCAGGTCCAGGTGATTTTCCTATAGAAGGAATTCCATATGATTTTCAATATGATGGAGATTCAAAATCTAATGGTTGGGAAAAAAGTGTAAATTATGAAGAAACTTTTATATATAAACCTATAAATATGAATACCGGAACTGGTAGACAATGGGAACATGGAAGAGTAGAATGGAATTATACAAACTATGAAGGTATAGGTATAAGATCTATGTTAGGAGGAACTATTTTAAGACAAATTACAAAAAAGAATATGAGTCTAGAAAATGGCCCTGGAGACATAAGAAGAACAAAAACCTATAAAACAGAAGGAATCATGGACACTGGATACAGAAAACATATTTACATTAGATGGGATATGTTATGTCAAATGATGAACCATTTATCTACAGAACAATATGCTCCAGGTGAACCTTTAGTAGAATTTACTTATGCATCTCCAAATATTCCTCTTACGGAACTTAGTGCTTCAGGACAATTAGGTTATGCTCATATGAGAAGAAAAATGGGCTTAGATTCTTATGAAGATAAAGACACAGGTAGAACTCCAAAAATAAAAGATCATTATATACCTTATGCTGTTCCTAAATCAGATGCCCTTGATCCTACATGGGACGCTTCAACACATACAAATAATTTAGCACCAGGAAGATATGATGCAAATGGTAAGTATCATCCTTTAATAGGTCAAAGTTTTAATCATAATATTTGTTTAATGCCTCATATGCCTATGTTTGATAATTTAATGAATGAAGGATACACTATGGTTGATGAATTTGCATTTGAAGCTTACAATAAAAGGCAAGATGGAAGTTATGGTTATGAAAAAATACATAGTTTAACTCCTGATTCTTACGATCGTCCTATGGTTAAAATAGGACTTCGAGCTGAAAGAAAAAAACCAGGATCAGGAATGGCTTTATTAGAATTATATGGTACATGGACAACAGAAAAAAAGGAAACTGATGAAGGAACTTTTTACATAGACAGAAGTTCTAAATATAAATCTCCTTATAGACCTCTTTCAACATATGCAAATTTAAAAGCCAGCAGACACAGTATAGGATATGTATATTTTAATTTAGATCATTTAATTAAAAGATATTCTGAAATGAGTCAAGAATCAACAACAGAAGAAGACATAACAGGAGACAAAACAACAACAATAAGATTTAAAGAAGACTTTAATTTTTTAAAATTTGTATCAGAAATATGGAATGATGTAAATAGTGCTTGTGCTGGAGTATATGATTTTCAAGTTAGTTCTGAACATGAAAGACCTAATGTAGTTAGAGTAATAGATAGAACAATATCAGGACAAGTTAAAAGTTTATATGAATTTGACCCTCAAGGATTACAATCTGTAACTAGAGATCTTTATTATGATACTAGTATAGATAAAGATATGGCTTCTATGATTTCTATTGCTGCTCAAGCTCCTAATAATGTAAGTAATTTACAATCTTTATCATTTAGAGCATTTCATAAAAACATAAAAAATAGATTTACGGATGCTAGTCTTATATCTAAAGATGAAGATGATCGAAGAAATAAAATGGCAGCTAAACAATTACAACAAGATGTAAATAGCTATGTAAAAACAATAGATGGGTTATTTTTATATATGGATCGTTTAAATTCAGGTAATTTTGAAGTTGACTATACTTATGATGACACTTATAAGGAATACATATTAGAAGAAAAAATAATAGGTCCTGAAACAGCTATACGATTTGCCTCAACTATAGAGGAAATGAAAAACAACATATTACTTAGACATCCTTTAACGGGTTCAGATGGAAACCCTAATGAAGGACCTACAAAATCAGACCCAAAAAGACCTTGGGCTGGTACAGCTAATCCAGATTCAAAATTTCATAGAAATGCAATTATTCCTTTAAATTTTAATATTAAAATGGATGGTATATCAGGAATAGTTCCTTTACAAATGTTTAAAATAAATAAATATAAATTACCTATAGGTTATCAAGACGATAGAATAGCATTTATAGTTAGTAGTGAAAACCACAAAATAACAGCAGGTCAAGATTGGACGGTTGAATTAGGAGGTCAACTAGTTTTTACAGGAGGTCCTTCAACAACAGGAGTAGTTCGAAATAGATATAAGCCACCAGAAGCACCACCAAAACCACCTGAACAAATAATTGAATCAAAAGAAAAACAATTAAACTATGAAGATGAAAAAGTAGAAGGACTAATGGATGCTCAGGGTGACACTTATAATTTAGGTTGGGTAGTTCCTCATGAACATTATGATAAATTTCCTCATGCAAAATATTTCTCAGAAAAATTAGGCAGACATACTAGTAAACGATGGAAAGATAAAAATGGAAACCCATCAAGTACAGATAAAGGTTATGGAGAAAATCCTCCAAACCCTAAACATGGTAAACGTTTTACTACTCCATGGGGACAATTAAGAGTTGGTAATAAAGGTGTAAGAAGACACCAAGGAACAGATTTATATAAAGGAAAAAATTATTCTAGTACTGGTGAAAAACACATAGCTCCATTTGATGGAAAAATAAGATTTGCTCGTAAAGTTACATCAGGTCAAGGAAATGGTTGTGGTGGTGAAATAATTATTGATCATTATAAATCAGGACCTAGAGACGAACATGGTTATCTAATAAATAAAGAATTTGATGGTCGTTCTACTAGATTTTGTCACTTAATTTATGATGGTAAAGGTAAAGAAATCCATGTACAAAAAGGTCAAGAAGTTGTAAGAGGACAACACTTTGCTTGGATAGGAGGGGGTAAAGGTACAGCAGGAAGAGGAGGTAGTACAGGACCTCATGGTCATTATCAAGTACAATTACAAGCAAATCTTGATTGTAACTTTGATACAGCTAAAAAGACATCTTTTTCAGCATGTTATCCTGGTTGGCGAGAAATAAATCCAGCAACCGGCAAAATAACAAAAAGTTGGCTAGACCAATTTGCTCATCCTAACCAACCAGATTGGTGGCAATCAGGAGGTGTAAATTCACATAAATTAAGATATAAACAAACTTATAAAACAGATGAAAACGGACGTAATGAAGGTCACCCTCAATATGATTCTACAACAGCAATATATAGATACCCAAATACTCATACAGATGATCCTGCTTATTATTTTCCTAAAGAAGAAAATCCATCAGGTACTACTAAATCTAAAAATACAACAAGGTTAAAAGAAGATAGTTGTGATATGGATTTAGTAATGAGTGAAGAGAAACATGCAGAAGCTCAAGCTGAATGGTTAAAATGTGAAACAGAATATAAAGGAATACATTATTAATAAAATATGCCAGGAGGAAAATACATACCAAAGTCAAAAATAGTAGTTAAACAATCTAAAGGTAATTTAGCTTATGTGTCAAATAAAGCTCCATATAATGGTCCTTACATAGAAACTAGTGACGGAAGACTATTTGCAGGAACAGACAATGTTAATTTTGGAGAAGCTCTTTTTATACCAGAAGGATCAGTAGGTACTGTTTCAGTAGATTATAGTACTTTTGATTATAATACAGATGCAAATAAATTTAATATTATAAATTCAGGATTAAAAAAATTTATGGAAAAAATTCAAAAAATACCTTCTAACAAACCAAAACCTACTTTTAAAGATTATACTAGAGGTTATTTTAGAAGATATTTTGCACAAAGAATTAATAGTAGTAAATATATAGAAATAAGTAAAAAAACATATGATTCTATTCAAAAAAGAGAAGGTAAATATGATCATTATTTATATAAAGTAGGACATCTTGCATGGTTTATATCTGGACGTAATGTACATAAATACAATAGTTTATCTTTACTTAGATCTAACACTGCTTTTCCTTATATTATGGCTTTATTTCCTATATTAAATGAATATTGGATGAGTGGGGATGATCCAAAAGCAATAGAAAACCAATATACAAATGGAAATGAATTATATTATGCTAATGGAACAACTTATGTAGGACCTTATCATACTCATCCAGAAAAAGGTCCTATGGTAGGAGCCGTTCATTCAAATGAACCACATGATAAACTATATTATTTTAAAACTTCACTTAATCAATTTCCTACTTCTAATGATTATGAAACATTTTTACAAGAATACAATAAAATTAACTGTTACTCATGTGAAAATATAAATGGAACTAATCAAATAATAACAACCCAAATATCAAGTTTAGTAGGATGTCCAGAAAATTCGTTCCTTAATTCTATAGAAGCTGAAGAATCTTGTTTTAAAGAAAGTGATACTCCTTCTATGGATGAAAATCAACCAACTGCTCAAGCTCCTCCTACTAATCAAGGAAATAATGCACCTTCTAGTGGTGGAAGTGTATCTTATAGTAGTGGGGGTGGTGTATCTTCTGGTGGAGGAGGAACTTCTGGTGGTGGAGGAGGTGGATATTAATAAAATCTTTCGTACATTAAGGTATGTTTTACCTTATAGAGACCGATACACAATTTAAAATACTACAAAATAAAATAGCAAAATCATGCTATATAGATTATATCTATGGTAATGATAATATACACCCTGCTCTTGCACAAATTATTGCTATATACATTTCTAATTTAGATGAAGACAAAGGTTATATTTTACCTATTAAACATCCAGAATGTATAAATTTGCCAAAAGATAAAGTATTTGATTATATAAAAACATTAGAAAATATTTATGTTTTAGATAAAAAGGCCGCTTTACATGCAAACCCTTTAAAATCTTATACGGATATACAATACAAATACTACTACACAAAAAATGAGCCATTTCCAAACGAATTTGACACACAAGCTCACACGTATTTTTACCGTAAATTCCCACAAATAAAGGTAAATAAAATGATACCTATTGGTAAACATTATGAGCGTTGTCAAGAAAGAAAACGTGCGCTTATGCCATGGTTTTCCGTTAGTGTAGGCGATTGGTTTGATAAAGATGTTATACCTAACTTATACTTGTTAGAAAAAAATTCATTAGAAATTAATGATAAATTTGATGATTATCACAATCCAAAATATAAAAGACATTCTGTACAAAATAATAATATATACGGATGGTATAATCCATACACAACAACAGGACGACCTGTAAATAATTTTAATGGAATAAATTTTGTAGGTTTAAAACATGACAATGGAGAACGTGATTGTTTTACACCTAAAAATGATTATTTTATAGAAATGGATTATGATAGTTTTCATCCTCATTTAATAGCAAAAATGATAGGATATAACTTTAAAGATTATCCTTATAATGAATTAGCTAAAGTATATTTTGCAACCCACATTACAGGTGTTGAACCTACACCTGAACAATATAAAGAAAGTAAAGTTTTAACTTTTAAACAAATATATGGGGGTGTATTTACACAATATTTACATCATCCTTTCTTTAGAGGTATACAAGATTATACAGACAAACAATGGGATAAATTTCAAAAAGATGGTTTTGTAGTAAATGGTTTATTTAGAAAAATTACTAAAGAAAATTTTCCTGACATAACAAAATATCAATTATTTAATTATTTAATACAAGCTAAAGAAACAGGTCATAATTTTGAAATATTAAAAACTATAAATGGATTTTTAAAAGATTATAAAACTAATGTGGTTTTATATAATTACGATGCGTTTGTTTTTGATTTTTGTGAAGATGAATATGATGTTATTTTTGGCATATTAAAAAATATAGTTATGTCCGATTTCCCGATAAGCATAAAAAGAGGAAAACATTATGGTGCTTTGTGTAAAGTTTGATATTTATACACAGAGCAACCCAATGATTTATGAATAATCGTTTATATTGTACGTTCGTTGAACTTAACGAAATTAAAGAAACGTGTAATAGGATACAATCTTCTTACAAGGTTTTATTTGATAAAATATTTGTCTTAGAAAGCTTAGACGGAGATAAAATTATGCTTACATATAACGTTGATTTAGGTAATTCAAATGGTGAATTTGCAATTGGTAATACAATATTAGTACATCGTAAAAAACAAACAAATACTCTTTATACTATAAATGCTTTAAATGAGCTTATAAAAAGTTTAAATAATGGGATTTTAGATAAATCATATTCTATAAATTGGAATGATTATAAAAATTGTATTTTATTAGTACAAGCAGATGGGTATAAAAAAATAGACACAAAAATAAAAGAAATTATTAATTTGTCATGAAGTTAATAAAAATAAAAAATTTAATAAAAGAAGCAATTTTAAAACTTCAAGAACAAGAAAAATTAGAACCTAATAAAGGTATAGCATTACCTTCTAAAGCAATATGTCCCTATTGGAATGAAGCTACAGAATTAGGACATAACAATGGGACTAAAGCCCAAATGGAAATAGTTTTTAATGTTTGGCAAGACCCAACAACAATGGGTTATCCTGATCCAGAATATTTTTATGATATGATATGTGCTGAAAACCACCCAATTCAAGGTCCTGGAGTATGTCAATCATATGCAGATGGAACATTAGGATTTATTTCTCAAGTTGCATATTGTGCATGTTGTGATAATTTTCCTAATATTTTCTATACAGGATATACAGGAGGAACAGCAACTCCTAATAAAAAACTCTTTAAAAAACCTTTAAAAGAACAAATTAACCCTCAAAGTGAAGCATGTCAAGATAATCTTTTTTTAATAATAGAATCTGATATATACATGGGAAGTTTTTCATTTGATGTAATTGAATTAATAAATTACATGGAAACTGGAGATTCAGGAAATTATGATACTTATTTTAGTATAAGTATTGGTGGTGCTGGCTTTGGTGGGTTAAATTTACCAAATGTTTTAGGAGTTAATACTGAAGAATATGGTATATCTAATTTAAATGATCTTTTATCTATTGTAGTATCTCAAAATAATTTAAGTATAGGTGATGTACCTGATATAGGTTTAGGAGATGCAGATTCTGAAATATATTGGAGTGAACTTCCCGGTGGTAATGCATCTGAATTATCTATGTCACAAGTAATGGAATTTGTTAATAGTTGCCTTGGAGAAGAAGAAGAAGAAGAAGAAGAGACAGATTTAGATATATTATGTGCTGATGTATGGGGGCCATATGGTAATGCAATGGTTACGGGATGTAATGATCCCTTAGCTCTTAATTATGATCCTTGTGTTAATGCTTCTTGTAATATGAGTTTAACTGATACTAGTTGTTGTGAATACCCTAGTTGTGAAGATTTAGCAACTCAACCTGAACATTTAGGTTGTTGTGCTAAATGTGATAGTCCTGGTTTTAATCCAGAAGAAGATCCAACATGTGCTCCTCATTGTGAATGTTGTGGAGATAATTATATGAGATATACATGTTCTTCACAAGGAATTTGCCTTTCAGGTCCTAATCCAGATTATCCTTTTGAAACATTAGAAGAATGTGAAAATTCAGGTTGTGGAGAACCAGGAGGAGTTACTGATTATACAGGTCCTGTATTCCCTACTATGGGAGGAACTCCAAATACAGGAACTCCAATTAAAGATCCAGGTAAAGCACCTTTTATGGATAAACCTAGAAGAGCTCCTTCAAATAAAGTTATAAATCGCTTGAAAGAACTAGCAGGTATAAAAAAATTCAAAAAATAATCAATAAAAAATTTGGTTTATTAAAAAATACTTTATACAATCGTGTAAAGTATAAAATTATTATATAAATTTATTAAATAAAATCGTATGGATTTACAAAAAATTAAGAGTCGTTTAGACAGATTGAATAACCCCGGTGGGGGCAAAAGTAGTGATTTTAAAGCTAACTTTTGGAAGGCACCAGTAGGAGAGAAATCTCAAATTAGATTAGTACCTTATAAACATAATAAGGACTTTCCATTTAGTGAATTGTATTTTTATTTTGGTATTGGAAAACCAAGAATGATTGCATTAACAAATTTTGAAGAATCAGACCCAATTATGGAATTTGCTACACAATTAAGAAAAACAGGTGAAAAAGATAATATGGATTTAGCTAAAAAATTATATCCTAAACTTAGAATTTTTGCTCCTGTAGTAGTACGTGGAGAAGAAGATAAAGGAGTTAGATTTTGGGAATTTGGTAAAATGGTTTATCAAGAATTATTAGGCGTTATGTCAGATGAAGACTATGGTGATATTACAGATGTTTCTAAAGGTCGTGATATTAATGTAGAAGTAATTCCAGCTAAAGAAACTGGTAAAATGTTTAACACTACAACTGTAAGAGTTAAACCTAACCAAACAGCTTTAGCAGATAACGCAAAAACAGTAGAGTCACTTTTAGATAATCAAAAAGATTTGGTTTCTTTATTTAAGAAATATACATTTGATGAAATGAAAGAAGAACTACAAGGATGGTTAAAACCAGCTGATAAAGATGGAGGTAAAGAAACTGAAAAAGTAGAAGCACCTTCTAAAGCTAAACAAACTATCGATAATAAACTTGATGAATTATTTGATTAATGGCAAAGAAAAAAGAAGATACAAATAGAGATGAATTAACAGGGATACTTGCCGCTTCTTTAAACAAGAAGTTTAGTAAGACCCACCATAGAGTAGCTTATTTCCTAGATGGCAGTGAAGACTCACCAACAGATGTCCCCGATTGGGTTTCTACGGGTTCTACAGTTTTAGATCTTGCCATCTCAAATCGCCCGAATGGGGGATTCCCCGTTTCTAAGATTGTAGAAATCACTGGCCTAGAGCAGAGTGGTAAATCCCTGTTAGCATCTCACATTATAGCTAATACCCAAAAGAAAGACGGTATAGCAGTATACATTGATACAGAATCATCTTTAAACGCACAGTTTTTAGAAGCAATAGGAGTTGATTTAGAAAAAATGGTTTATTTACCTCTTGAAACAGTAGAAGATATATTCGACGCCATCGAGGATGTTATTCTTAAAGTTAGAGAAAAAAATCAAAATAAACTAATTACTATTGTAGTTGATTCTGTAGCAGCAGCTACTACAAAAATTGAATCAGCAGCTGATTTTGAAAAAGACGGTTATGCGACACAAAAAGCAATTATCTTATCTAAGGCAATGCGTAAAATTACCAACTTAATAGGTAAAGAAAAAATACTTTTAGTGTTTACTAATCAACTTAGACAAAAAATGGGTGCAATGCCTTTTGCTGATCAATATACTACTTCAGGGGGTAAAGCATTACAATTCCATGCTTCCGTTAGGTTACGTTTAAAACAAGTTGGAAAACTTAAAGAAAAAATAAACGGAGTTGAGGAAATTGTAGGATCTGAAGTAGAAGTAGCTGTAGTTAAAAACAGGATGGGTCCACCTAATAGAAAAATTCGATACAATGTTTTTTATAG